TTGATATCTGTGCACACTCTGTCAGTGTGCCATAAATCCCATTAATAGAGTCCTCTTTGTTTGCAATTAGGAAGCACGAGGACATCTGGGGTCTCGGGGTACCCGCATTAAATAGGGTCGGTGTCGCATGAATGAAGAAACCCTGTGACATTTTATCATAAGTTTCGAGAACGGCTGGAATATCCTTACCATGAATGCCTATGGCTACACGCATAAACATATATTGAGGTGTTTCGATGAGCTTTCCGTTTACTCGCTGAAGGTAACTTTTTTCTAGGGTTTTGAGACCGAAATATCCAAAATCGAAGTCGCGGTCCGTTTTGATATGTTCCTTGACCTGCTGTGCAACTTCGACAACTTCATCGGTGATGACACCAGCCTTTTGAAGCTTTCGCATAGCTAAGTGAAAGTTGTTCGGGCAAATTTTATGAATATTGCTTGCAACAATTCGAGTGGCGAGAATCTCATAATCGGGGTCTGATGTAATCATACCGACACATATCTCCGCCGAGAGAATATCAATCTCTTGGGTGGTGATGTTATCGTACATCGAAGAAAAAACCTGTTGAGCAACCTTAGAAGAATCACAATTTTCGGAAAGTCCATACGTTAAGTTCTTGATCCTGTTGGTGACGTTATCAAAGCGCATATCCTCAACACGACCTGAGCGTTTAACAACCCTCATATACCATTTGTTCAAATTTTATTTTTAACTTACTTGTCACACCCAAGGTCCTTGCTTCGCACGGGAACCGTTCCAACGGTCTCAAACTTCCGTGTGGGGTGCATGAGATGAGTGTTAACGAAAAAAGGTCCATCATTACCCGGCTTGGCTACAGGGGGGTAAGAACCAACAAAGCATTCTGGGGGATTGCATGGAATTGGTTCGACATTTTTGATTTTTGCCTCATAGGCCTCGTTGAAGTCAGCCATGTTTAACATTTAATATCTACAGACAATTTTTTTCGGCGACTATATTAAATGTGTGATAACCTCCACCTCAATTCCCTCAAGCAGTGTGAGACTCCACTGAACACTCTCTTTTTTTCTGAGTTCAACAAGAACCTTCTTCAGAGGGGTATTCGCCAGGCCTTCAAGAACAAAACTGGTATATCCATAGATTATCAAAACGCTGATGACCTATACGGAATTATGCGTGTCGTTTTCATTAACAACTCTGGCGATCACCACGTCAACGTGAACGAGCAGGTAAGGGCGATGAACGGCCGGGTCATTTCTATTGCAATTTCCCAGATACAAACTGGTGTGTCCCAATACATTGCCTATGCTCAAGACATAGATACTATCAGTACTCCCATAGATAGACCTATAAATACCAGTACCACCGGAAACAAGATAGAATATAACGACAAGATTGGTCTGAATTAAGACTATTAAAGTTTGAAGACGTTTATTCGATAAGTATGAGTTTAAACTATTACAAAGCTGAAACTGAAAGAGTATGTAAGATGAAAGGATGGGACCGCGCAGCCATAGATACCGTATGGCTTCTCCTGACCGAAGAGGTTGGAGAACTCGCATCAGCCATTCGACAGTACAAAAAAACCTACAAGAAGACGAATCTTAAAAAGGAAAGGGGAACAGACGTGATGATGGAAATGGGTGATGTTTTTAGTTACCTCTTTCAACTCGCACACATGTTAAATGTCGATCTAGACAAGATGTGGGAAGAACATAGGTCTAAGATGGCTGATAAAAAATATAATCTGAAGTAATATCAAGATGAGTACGTTTATGCTCAATGATGAGGCTGCTATTGATGATGTCAACCCATTTGTCCTACACGATTTCTCCCTTCCAGGAGGTGTAAGACAGACAGGTAAGTTTGAGGATTTTCAGGAAGTTCCCAAATCCAAAGGTATTCCGGAACCTACTAAGAGTGTTTTCTGTGATTTAGCGCTTTGTGAGGATGAGAAGACTCCTTGTGATATCGACAAGACTCTTCACCCGCGTCGCAACATAGATTACGGTCTTGGATGTGGAAAGCCAAAGAATAAGATTAAGATAGGTGTTTCCAACCGAAAGATACCATGGCGATTAATTCTTATCGCGGTTCTTATTGTCCTAATTCTATTAATTTTAAGACGTTAGAAAAGTATTCAAGTCTTGATTTCTGAGTACACTCTTGAATCACATCTGGTACAGATTTTCTACAGAATTTTTTTACAAATTCCATCTGCCAAGCACTCTCCATATTTACTCGAGGTGGTTGAAATGTTGGGTCCAAAATTTTTATACCGTGGAGTATACGGACGTAAACGCGGTCACTTTGACGAAGACTGAGTATTCGTTCGAGTAAAAGCTCCGCCATACGTTGTTGTACTTCAAAGGTGCTTTTAACCATCGTGTCTAAGAACTTGTCGTACGGAATAGAGTTTGTAGTAGAATCCAATGACACCCAGTCCGCGAGAGGCTCAGTGTTTATGAAATCCGTGTATGTGGAGTACCCTTTACCGCGAATGTATCGGTCGTAGACTATTTCAACATAAGAAAGATCAGATTCGATATCTATGACATGCTTGGCGGACTTTATGAACGATGTCATTATCTTTATCTATACTTTTATCTCTAAGTATTATAAAGAAAATGGCCAACGTGGTACCTATGTTAGCAGGTGTCGGACTTCTCAGTGTGAGTTGTATTTTTTCCAGTATCGCAGCCAGTGTAATGAGTGGGGGTGAAGAAAAAACACCAACACTAACATCAACCACAAAGACTTCCGATAGTGAAGGAGATGTTAGTACCGGTGCCGCACTTCCATCTAGTCCACCCGCAGTCGATGATAAAACTCTTTATACCCCACCCCCACCTCCTCCACCAGTGGCGGGGAATGTAGGTGGATTTACAACTGTTCAGTTATGCTCACCTTGGAAAGCACGGGATTGTGAACGAGCTGGTGCTGTGATGACGTGTCCCGAATTCAAGGCGTGTTGGAAAAGTCATGGACAAGCACCGTGTGCAGGTGAAGCATGGTTTAATAAATGCGGGTGGTGAACATCTATGACGTACCAAATTCCTTAAACGGACACCTAAGTCGAGCTTCTTTAAAATAATTTTTATGTCCAAAAATGTATTCAACGATAGCTAACAATAGCTTTTCGTATCTCTTGACACTCGATGAGATACGAAAGGCTCTCCCCGACGAGACCCGACCTTCGTGGGTCAAAATTACGACCATCACCATGGTCTCAAGCTTTATCCAAGATATTGACATAAAGCGGCTTCGAAGTTTGTTCGAACAAATTGGTTCTTATAAAATGCGTCGCTCCGGTACGCAAACCGATGGTTTCGAATGGAAACTCAAGCCTACGACCTTTTACAACCAGGTCACACTCACCTACAACGACACTTATAGCACTAAATCTGTGAAAGTGTTTCCCAACGGTTCGATTCAAGTCGCTGGATGCTGCGACCTCTTTGATTGCAAACGCATCATCACGCAACTGGTCCACATTTTCAAAACCTTTCTGGGTTTGAAGGTGAACATTCCCATTGATTCGTTTCGTGTCGTCATGATCAACTCCAACTTCAGCCTCAACTACAACATCAACCTCATGAAGGTCGCCGATTGGTTCGAGCGGTATAACGACATTTTCAAGGTTTCATTCGAACCAGACCGCTACTCCGCGGTTAAAATCAAGTTCAAGCCCTCCGAAGATATGAAAGAGATTACCTGCAGCATCTTTTCCACAGGAAAAATTATCATCACCGGCGCCGAGACCCTCAAGGAGATTGCCTTCGCCTACAACATCATTAACCAACACATCAACGATAACTCTGAAATCCGTGTTTCTCAGACAGAGGAGACTGATGTGTTCGATACGTTTTTGGGATACAAATGTGAACCTTTCATTAAACTTCTCAAGGGTAAAGGGTTTCAATCTTGGATGAGAACTGTCACTAACAGACAAATTAAATTCTAACACTATAATAACAAAATGTCCCAGCGACTTGGTATGGCCGATGGGAGGTGCTTTACCGTAAACACCTCAGCCCAGCTCTTTAACAACTATGTCATGAAGCAGAATGGCATCTCTTTCGAGGACAACTATTCGTACCGTCAGCTTCTCCAGAAGCAGGGTCCCCAGCTCTTCACTAAGATTCAAGAGAAGGAGCAGGGTAAGGGCAAGTGCAACACTTGCGATAACCCTCTCGTCAAGGTCCCTGATATTTACTAGGTGAGAAAAATCCGTAAAAAAAACTTAAAACCGTCTTGTAGAATGTCGACATGTGCCATATGTCTAAATGAGGTCAAGTGTACGAGGACAAATCCCGCACTTCGATGTGGACATATGTTTCATTCCCACTGTCTACAGGAATGGAAGAATCAAGGTAAGAATACGTGCCCAACATGTAGAAAGGTTTTCGATGTTTCCCAGTTTAACATCATAGTGACGATACAAAACAATTACACATCCGTGGCAAATTCGGTAACGTTAAACGAAGAATCTATATTTCAGGTACTTGACACTTTCGATATTACCTTCGATGTAGAAGATACACCGGATTTAGACAGTATTCTTTCGGACCTTGGGGTGAGTCTGACCGACTTTGATCCCACGGTTTTTGACGCAGAAGGATGAGCAGTACTTTTCGTAATTGAGACCCGGATAGTCCCTAGATGCCTTACGAGGGTCTGTGATGGCTTTACCTTTAGCATCAGTGAGAAGTGGGCCAGTTGCCCAGCCCCGCTTGTGACTGAAAACGTTGGCTTTGAAAATTATACGTTTACCAACCTTGAACTTACCAGCTCTCTTTATTCGAGACTCGGGAACCTTGAAAAACTTAGCGACTCGAGCGATAGTATCCCCAGGCTTTATCTTATATTCAACCACGCCGTGTTGTTTGTAAAAATGGAAGTCACCTTGACGAATATAATTGAGTGGTCTTCCAGGAGAAACAAACATCATGACCTTGAAATATCCCTTCTTACATTTATCGGAGGCGTTAGTTCTGTATACCTTCTTTGGGTTGTCTGAAATAACGCGCTTAGGAAGTCCGGTACAGTGTGTATAGGTGTGATGACCATTCGAAAGACCCGACCGATCACCAGGAATTGACTTCTGCCACCTATATGCTTCATAGTCTCCTACTGCATATGCATAACAGTTGTTATTTCCTATACCCTTTTGAGAACCCCACCGCCTGTTCGTGAACCTATTTTCCGAACCACTCAGGGGAAGAGGTTTCATTTGTAGTTTACCTAGAAAAAAATATCAGTATGTAATAAAATGCTTCACGAGGTCACTCATGCCAAGTCTCGCTCCGAGATGATTACCGAGCTTCTCATCTTTGCGCTCAATATTCTCATCAGCACTTTCATCCTTCGTCTTGTTTGGAACCGCTCTCTTTCCAAGCACATCTCTGTGCTCAAGCCCATCTCTAGCCTTCTCGACGCGTTCATTCTTTCCATTTCTCTCCAGATTGTCCGCGGCATCTAAATAGTTATTCACCAG